CGGGATTTCCATTGCGTAGGCATAAAGCGGGCCGCCGCCATGACTTGTACCGACGATGAAACGTAGCGGCTCGCCGGTTTTCTTGTCGATTATGTGCTTGTATCCGCCTTCAAGGGCACGCGCGACGCGACCCGGCGCATCATTGAAGACGAACACACGATGTCCCGGCGTTATGTACTCCTTGGGGACGAACAAGCGTTGCTCAAGTGCGCCGAATGGCTTGCGGCGTTGCGCGCCTGCGGCCGCGGTTTCCGCGGCGCGCCGCTTCGCGATCGCATCGTCGACGCGCTGATTGACACCCATCGGCGGCAAGGGCGCGGCTTTCTGCTGCTCGTTGCTCATTACTGCTCTCCTGAAAAGTACATGGCTACGTAGTCTTCACGCGTGAACTTCTTCCCCGATTTCTTGTCGGGCGGAATGGTCGCGACATAGTGGTCGCATGCACGCTTGGCGTCGGCGGGCAGATCGTCATAGCCCTTGGTCTTTGATTTCGGGGCTTGCGAAGTCTGCGGGCCCGGCGTCGGCGAAGAAACCGATGCAGGCGCACTACGTGCCGGATTCTCGAACTTGTCCGGGAAAAGCGCCATCACGGAGCGCTTTACCTCGGCGAGTTTGTCGCGTGTCGACAGGTGCGGCTTCGATTGCTCGATCGCACCATAGAGCGAGTTCGCTGTCTGATGCATGTCGGGATCGAGCCGATACCAAGGCTCACGTTCGACCCACGAGCGAATTTCGGCCGCTGTCGCTGGATCGAGCGGCGGAGGCGATTGTGCAGGCGCGGACGCGGGAGGCGTTGCTTCACGCCGTGACTGCGACCGAGCCGGGGGCTCAAGCGCGTCGAGCTTCGCTTTCGCGTTGTCGAACGCCGCCGTGTCGCCCTGCGCTGCCGCTTGGCGCATTTCAGCCTCGACTTCGGCCTTGGCCCGCGTGTAAGCGCGCTCCTCGGACTTGGAGGCGAACTCGCGGAAGTCGCTGAACACGCCGAGTGTTTCGTTCAGCTTGGTCTTGACTTCGAGCAACTCGCGTTCGAGGCGCTGATTGGTATCATCCGCGCGGCGGAAGCGCTCCCGCAGGATCGGCAATTCGTTCTCGCCGCGTTCGACAAAGCGCTCGGCCGGAACCCAGCGTGTCGGATCGCCGCGAAACTCATCTTTGGGCACCCAGCCCATACGGCGCGCGCGGTTTTCGACAGCAAGTGCCGGATCGCCCTGCGCCGCCTGTCGTGCGGCCTCGCTAACTTCGGATGTGGGCGGCTCACTTGCCTGCGGCGGCTGCGCGCCGTTCGTCGGATTAGTGGCTTCCATTTTCGCTATCCTTCTTCGTGGCTGTGTCTACAATCGCTCCCACCGATCGATCATCGAGCAGGCGGTAAAAAATTCCGTCCTTGCCTCGCTGAACTTGTCCGGTGAACTTCTCGAACGTGACGCGGTCGCCGGGCTGCGGCTTGCGTCCAACGAACGGCGTGACCCGATCGGCATTCCACGCGAACGCGCCTTCGCCGACGGCGACTAACACGCCCGTGGTGATTGCTTGGTCTTCGCGATCCGCTCGATCGTCCGTAAGCTCGATGCCTTTGGCCGTCTTGCGAGCGATAAAGTCAGGCAATAACAACACCTTATCGCCGATCGGATAGATGCCGCTGTCGTTTGCGCCGACCCACTTCGCTTTATAGTAGACAAACGGATTAACCGGCGCGTTCGTAACGGGATCAAGAACGCTGGTTTGTGGCTGGATCAACTTCTGCTTCACTCGTCTGCTCCTCTTGCTGTTGCTTGAATTCAGCTTCGATGGCTTCGAACGGAAGCGTGAGCATTTCATCACAGAACAGGATGCGCCCGCGAGCCTCTTTCTCGTCGAGCAATGTCAACGAGCCGGAGAGCCACCGCGCAATAAGCTCTTGCTCCAACCGCCCGCGATAGAGCCGCAGGTACTCGAAGACGCCTTTCGACACAGGATGATGCTTCCACAGACGATAGTCTTCGTCGGTGAAGCCCGGTTTGCTCATCAGCTTGTTGCTCATTTGAACGGATCGTGGTCAACGGGACGTAAGACGAGCTTCTGCATCGGGGAATCGAACTCATCAATTGGGACTTGATGTGTAGTTGGAACGTCTTCTGTCAACCAAGGCGGTGTCGTTCGTCGCTGTTCCGGCGACATAAAGCGCCGGTGTTGAACATTACGCGCTTCAACCTCACCCGCCAAATTCCAGTAGTCGGGGTTATCCCAATCGCCGCCGACTGCGAAGCCTTCCTTACGCTGAATGCCGTGTTGCGCTTCGTGAAGCAAAACTTCTTCCACTTCGCGCGGCGTCCATCCCGTCGCCTGAACTCGGTTGCTCGCAGGCGTAAATCCACCACCTTGATGCATGCCGAGCGTGGTGTCAGTGCGCCAAATCCCGGTTTCAGGATAAGCTTGAAAAAGTGGAGGATGTAAAAGCGCATCAACAAGTGGCGTGCGTGCGGCAGCAATACTTTCGGTCGCCCGAGGCCCAAAGACACCCAAATTCAGCATCGCGGTTTGGTCTGGTATCTCGAAGCGCCAATTCGTGTCGGCACCCTGAAACCACCCGGTCGCATCCCAAATCTGCCGACGCCCGTAACCCTGCTCGGCCATTTTCGTTGCGAGATCAAGCGCCTGTTTGTCGGCGGTCTTCGCCAGCGTGCCGCCAAAAATACCAAGAGCGTTCTTAGGTGCGAACGCCGCCCCGCCGCCTGCAAGCATCGCAGCAACATCGAAGCTGCGTTCGGCTTGTTGACCGCGTCCTGTAGGGTCGTCTTCGGTTAAAACGCGGTTCGAGTTGCTCGTGACGAATTGATCGATAGCATGTATCGGAGCCATCGCTACATTACTGATGAACTGCGACCACCGAGGCGAAACATGCTCGCCCGCTGCTTCCACAAACGGATCATGTTCCACGGGAACATAAGTGACATTGTGCGGTTCGCCTGTAGCAAGGACGGCGTCGGCGAACGGATCGTGGTCAACGGGCCTGAAGTCGACCGGCAACGGGCGCGTCCGCGGATTGCCAAGAGCCTCGTACTCGGATCGATAAATGTTCGGGTCAGTCGAACCCGAGAGAAGCCCAATCGCCGGTTGCGCACGTGGCGCGACGGCGTCGGCGGGCTTAACCCACGGCATTTGCTGTGCCGGAAAACGCGGAGGCGAGCGCTCGAATGCCTCATCCGGCATGTCGCCTTCAAAGAGCGGCACGTTAAGCGCCCGGCGTTGTCTGGTCGCCTGTAGCGTCGATGTTCATCTGACGCTTGAGCACTTGCAGATACTTTCCCGGACGGCCCTTGTCCGGCACATACCAATTCCCGTCCGGTGCTTGCTTCGCCTCCGGGTGTGGCTGCTCGGGATTGATCGCGGCAGGCAATGGCGGAACCTTGGGCTTGATCGGGGCGCTCTGCGCACCATCGGGGCCCTTCGGTCCCGGAATGGGCTTCTGCGCTTCGAAAATCGCGCGATAAACATCAAGCTGATGCGAGAGCCAATCAAGATGCGCATCGCCGACGTTCTTGTCTGCCTGCGACATATACATGATCGCCTGTGCGAGATCACGAACTTCTTGCGCCATATTGCGCTTCGCTTCGATCTGCTGCTTGTTCGCTTCGAGCATGACCTGCGGCGGCGGCGGCAACGGACCTTGCACGATCAACTGCTCTGGATGCTCAATATCCGCTGCTTCAAACAACCGCTTGCGGATTTCCTGCCCGTTGCACATTGGGTCGGTTGCGAAAGGCATCAAGAACTGCGCCTTGGCGAGCCGCTGCATATCGGTGACGACCGCCGGATCGCTTACCGGCTCGACACCGCTCGCGACTGCGTAGTCTTCGCGCGTGATCGTTTTCCAGTCATCGCCCTGCTGATACGAGACTTCCTGCGGCAAGTAGATGCGATTAAGCCGATAGAGCTTGTCGAACTCGCTTTTCAGCGCGCGATGCACACGCTTGTAAATGCCGGTAAAGACCTTAAGGCCCTGCTCGATCAATGCCAGCGTCGTCGTCGCCGGAACGTTGGACTGATTTTGCTCACCGGTGAGCACGTCTTTAACGGCGGCGATGTCTTTGCCCGCCTCAATCAACGTGCCGAGAAGGTTAAACAGGACCGGGCTCGGGCCGGAGAACTGCAACGGCACGATGCTTTCACGCACACTCGGCCCGGCGGTGTTGACCACTTTGTATTCGCCCGGCGCGAAGCGAACCGCGCCCGTGTGCATCGACAGACCCTTGCCGATGAAGCCGCCACCGGTAACTTGCAGGTGTCCGGCGTCGATCATCATGTTCAGCGACGTGTTCACGGCTTTGTTGATCGGCAGGAGGTAATGTCCGAAGCCCATACCGTAGATGCCGCCCTCGGTGTTCGGCAAGAAGTCGAACTTCGTGTAGAACTGCACCGGGTCGATCTTCACGATCTTGTGCGAAGTCGCCGAGAAGTGAATGCCCGCCGCATCGTAACGCGCCACGATCCGCACCACGCGGCCGGACGAACGCTCGATCGTCACGATGTACGGCTCGGGAAAATCGTCTTCGTCTAAATCGAGCCAACGATGCTGTTCGAGAAAATCACGTGGTGCGTCGTCGTCGCTCGTCGTGTCGGCGTTAGTGCTCTCGCCGCCGGTCATCTGCGCGTAGCCGGTCTGGGTCTCTTGTACTGTCGCCGTACTGTAATCGACCTTCAGAAAGAGACCGGCACGCTCGTTTTCCTTGATCTCCAACGGATAGAGCCGAAGCTCCTCCGTCATACGCGGTGCAAGCTCGACGCTCTTGGCGAAATAGTTAACGCACAGCGAGGTCGCCGGAACCATAAGGCTTGCATTCCGTCCCTTGCCGGGATCGAAATACGTTTTACGGAATGCGCAACCAACGATCGGCAGAATATGCAAGAGCGCGTCGGTTTCACTTTCCCACTCGGGCTGCTCAAAGAGCAACTGCCACGACATGTGCTCGCCGATCTTCGTCGCCCGCTCACGCTTTGCGCCGGGCTTCACGCGCCAAACGGGCCCGTTGGGGCTCATTACCGGGATCGGCCCCTGCAAGCCCGCGGTCATCATCGGAATGCCGTTGTCGTCGCCGACAACAACGCCTTTGACCACACGGCGGCCATTGACGATCGCCGGATATGCACGTGCCGCGAACTGGATCGAGGCTGTCGTCAGAAGCGGGAAAACAACGTTCGACGCATTGGGCCACGGATACTGCTTCGGTTCGGTGACCTGCATGGCGAGGTCCATCGCCATACGAGCTTTCTCACGCCAATCCGCGAGCGTACCAACGTCGATTTCGTATTCGCGCTTTACTCGCTGGCCGATCTCGTCAAGCTTTTCTTGTTCGAGCAGGTCGGCGATGTTCGGCGCGTTGATCCACCGAAAGAGTTGTTGGTGCTGTGCGAAGTCGGGCGACGCCGCGGCGTCAGCTTCGGGGCCGCCAGCAGCGCCAACAACAGCGCCAGCTTGATCGAGAGGTTCAGCAGCAGGAGCCGCATCGGGCACCGCCTCGGGCGTGGCCGGAGCGTTTGCACCCACGCCGTCTGTCAAGTCTTCTTGTTCGTCACTGCGTGGCGGCTGCCCCATCCCGTTTAACATTGGCATTTAGACAGTACCTCGTTGTCAGTAGCCAGTTACGGGATCACGGCTGTTCAAAAACGCGTCGAACTCGTCATCGGTACGAATGTCATCGAGCATCGGCATTTCGTTCGTCAACGTGCCACCAAAAAGATAGCCTGCAACGTACTGAAGTGCATCCGCCGGATGCGAGTAAACATTCTTGTTCGGCTCGTTCGTATAGCGTTCTTCGCTGACCTGAAGCCGCCGATACTGATAACCGCCCTGAAGTGCTTTGCGCAGCGTCTTGCACTTGGCATCAATCAGAAACTTCGGTGCACCTTTTTCGGCGCTCGACCGCAGGAGCTTCTTCACACTCTCTATGCGGATCGACGGTGCCTGCGGGCCGGGGATTACTTCGATGCTTTTGGCATGAAGCATCTGGAAGACGCTCTGTTCGTTGACCTGCGAACGTTGTGCGCCTGCGGGGTCGCCGATGTCGCGGAAGGTGAAACCAAAGTATTGCTCGGCAGAGTGTGTGATCACGCGTTCGCTGAATTGGTCGACCCCCATGTCGTCGGCACAAAGTTCATCAATAACGAGCACTTGTCCTTTCGGATTGATCTGCACAAACACGCACGCGGGCGTGAGCCCCCAGTCCCATCCCCGATAAATCGAATGTCCTTCGACCGGCTTTAGGCCCTTAACGCAATGACTTTGGTCATCGTACTCGGGGAAGACCGGTTTGCCGTCGATGACGAAACCGTAATCGCCGTGGACGTAGACCTTGACCCACTCGGGGTCTTTGCCCGCCGCAAGACGCTCATAGTAGGCACGACCGGCCGGAATGTTAGTTAGGTTCTCGGCCTCCGGCGACAGCCCGCTCGGCTGGCGGAAAAGCGCCGAATAGCCGTCCGGCAACGGTGGATCATGCGGCTCCTCGAAGAACTTGAACCAGCGCGAGTCCACGTCCGGCGGGTTGGTGTCCATAAAGACACCTGACCACGTCGGGCCACCATCACGTTTCGCCGGATAACGGCCAGTACGTGCCTGAAGCGCTTCGACGATTGCCCAAGGTACTTCGCGCGCCTCGTTCACCCACGCCCCGGTGAGTTCGAGCGAGAGCAAGTTACCGATCTGGTCGGGGCGGTCGAGCGCGCGGAAAAGAACTTCGATCTCGACGTTGTCGAACGCCGTGATAAGAAATCGCTGATCGCTGACGCGCCACTCACCGAACGCCGCGGGCGGAAACCACTGATGAAAGGTCTTGATCGTCGTGTCTTGAAGCTGGCGATACGTGTTGCGCACGACGGCCCAACGTGTACGACGCATTCCATCCGGGCCCGGTTCTTGCGCCAGCCCACGACGTACAAGTTCGATCACGCAGCCCGACGACTTACCGCTCGCAAACGGACCCATGAGCCCACGCAGCGCCGCATCGCTCTGCGAAAAGCGCTTGATCGTCGGAACATCGATATAAGAATACTTAATCGTGAGTTCGCGCTTCGAAGCAATCTTCGCGGCTTGCACGGCTGCATGCTGCGCCATGCGTCAACCCTCGATAATGAGCGTGGCCTTCAACCCACTCGCCGGAGCGACGGCGATCTGATCCCCATAACGTTTCGCGTTGTCCTTCGACATTAGCCAACGGCGCGAGTCCACGCGCAGACGCGAACGATTAACGCACTCGTGATCGATCGCAGTGACAATCGTGCCATTCTTCGTCACGCGCTCGATTACGTCTTTCGACGTATCGTCGGCGATGGCGAGAATTTCGTCGGCGAACGCCTCGGTGCGAATTTCCTTCGCACGGTCGTAGAGCACCGAAAAGTCTTCATGTTTGTGCAACCAAGCGAGGATCGTGCGGCTCGATGGCATGCCGGGCTCGTCTTGGATGCGTTGAAGCGTCCAGCCTTGTGCGATCAAATCGCAGATATGAAGGGCGACCTTTGCGTCGTACGGCAGTACGGGCCTAGCCGAAACAATTGCATCGCGGGCCGCAAGGGCAACTTCCTTCGCGCGCCTTTTTTCCCGCGCGGCGCGGCGCTTGCTCATGCCCTCGAACGCTTCCTTGAATGTCGCCGGTTGGTCGACGACAGGGACAGGAAGGTCCGCATCCGCAGCCTTCGTCGCGCTCCCCGCTGCGGGCGCGCTTTGCTCTTTGTCTCGCTCGCTCACTTTTTCTTGTCTCCATAAGACGTGACCTTGTAGGCGAAGCCGCGCTTGCGTGCGCCGCTCGCGTTGTACGCACTATTCCCGCGCAAGAACGCCGGAAGCAACCGCGTCTCGGCGGCGTTCATCAGCGTCTCCGCAGGCTTGAGGTCTTTCACGCGTGTCGTGGGTAACACGCTCGCTTTGATGATCGCGGCCATCAGTCGTGGGCCTTAGAGCCATGCTTATGCGCGAGTTTACGCATCGTCATCGCGAAACGTGCTCGCTGGCCCAATTTGCCGCTGTCGTGTTGGTGTTCACGCGCGTATTCGCCGACGCTCTTACCCGCGCGTTTCGCCGAAGCTGTGAAAGCGCCGGGGTGCTTTACCGCTCCGGCGATCCAATTCTTCGCCATCAATAACTCCCCGCCCCCTTCTTATGCACGTGGTGCGGTCCGTGATCCGGGTTCGCCTGCGCCGGGAGCTTCGCAACACCGTGATGAAGCGGCTGGCTCGCACTGCGCTCGTGATCCGCAAGATGCTTCCCGTCACGGCCGCGTTCCATGTGCTCACGCACACCGGGACGCTTTACGCCGAAGTCGTCATCCGGCATCGGGCCTTTGCCCTGTGCCATGTTCTTGCGCTGACGGATTTGATCGTTGTAGGCCATTTAGACAGTCTCCTATGAAGAAGAAGTCCGATTGCCACGACCGCGCCAATAAGACGCCGTCGACACCGTGCCGCCTGACCCACGAAGGAAAAGCGGACGATCGGTCGGCGGAATTTGGTGCGGGATCGGGAACGGATGAAAGAACAAGTACCGTTGCGCCGACGCCATGAGCCCACGCTTAAACCGTTGTGGCTCGCTCAACGCTTCGAACCACCCGAACGAAACGACCGGGATGGATTCGGTTTCGAAGTAGTGCTGTTCGAACGCCGGAAGCGCCCGCCGGAAGCGCCGCGGCTCGTCAAACGGCCGATGCCAACTAATGTCGATAATCGGCGTCGGCTGGAAGAAGAACGGAGCTTGTTCACGCGCCGGAAGACCGAGCAGCGCTCGCTGCGGCCCCGACAATCCGGCGAACCAGCCGATCGAGATAATCGGCGTCGGTTGGTACGCAAAGAACTGCTGTTCGTACGAAGGCAAGCCACGAGGGAAGCGCCGCGGTTCGCTAAGACCTTCGTACCAACTAATGTCGATAATCGGCCGCGGATGAAGCGCAAGAAACTGCTGCGCTTCCGGCCGTTCGCCGCGCAAGAAGCGTTGCGGCTCCGACCACGGCTGATGCCACCGATCCTCGGTGACACTTTCAGTGAACGGCCCGGCCCGACCGAGGACCGCGGCAAGTTGCTGATATGCTGCAAGCCCGCACTTAAACCGCTGTGGTTCACTAAGCCCGATGAACCACTTATCGACGGTGATGATCTCGACCTTGAACGTCGAGACATATTCGGGGGCAAGCTGTGCTGTCGTGAGCCGCCGGAAACGAACCGGCTCACTCCACGGCTGATGCCACTTCGACTCGAAGACCGGCTCGCCGAACGTCGCCTGTACGAGCCAATCAGCACGTTGCTCACGTGTCGCAAGCCCGATCTTCTGACGAACCGGCTCGCTAAACGGCGAGAACCACTTATCGACCGTGATCCGCTCGCCGAACGGCGGTGTGGGAACGAACGCCGACGCGACGGTATAAATCGCCGCCGCCATCGCGGCGCGGCGGATCGGATCGGGCGTCTGCGGAAATGGTCCGGTAGGGCCGAGTGCAAGAAGAAGGGACACGGCCTACTCCGCAGCTAACTTAGGGCACGTAAGATGCCAGTTCTTCCCACTGAACCTGAACAGAAGCCGTCCACGTACCCGTCGCAGGCACCGTAGCCTGAATCACAAGTCCTTCGTTCTGTGCCAACACCACCGGATAGTCGCCCGCTTGCGCAAGAAACAACGGATACGGCTGCATGAGCGGCGTACCCGCCGTAGCCGTGTCACTGACGCTCACCGAACCAATCGGATTGGTGTCGAGTGTGCGCGTGCCCGCAGTCAACGTTGCCGTCGACGAAATGCGCGCGTCAGTAAGCAACGTCGTACCCATCGACGTACGAAGCTTGTTCTGATTGCTCGATGGCAAGATCGACGTGCCCGCGCTATCGGAGGCCGTGAAGCTGCGGGCAACGAAAAGCTGAAAAGTCACTACGCCTGCCGTGAAAGCTGTCGCCGTGTCACCCGCGGAAATGATGACCTTCTTCACAACTGCAAGGTTGGTAGCATTACCCCAACGAAACGACCAAATCGGCGAATTCGCTGCCAGAGCGGCAGCCATCGTTCCGGTCGCCGCGGCGAGACTGTAAATGCCAAGCGAGCCGTAATCGACCGGCTTCGGCGTAGTCCGCACTGCGTGCGTAGCAGCCTCGACCTCGGCGATATTTGCAGACGTATTACCCGCGATCTGCGTCGCCATCAGACGTTCCCCATTGGAATTTCCGCGACACTGTAAGTGATGTCCATTTTCGACAGGGCCGCCGCGCTTGCCTGGTTTGGCGTCGTCAGCTTGAGCACGACACCGCTATAGGCGACGAGTTCGATCGGCTGCTCGCCTTCGGTTGCTTCGAACAACGGATAAGGCGGCAAGGTCTGAAAGCCTGCCGTTGCAGGCGATGATACAGAAATCGACGCAATAGGGTTCG